AGCTATGATAGCTCTCCCAACATCATCGGAGGTGCAAATGAGAATTCGAACTAGGGGTGAAACCCCCCAAACCATTGGTCAAGATCATACGTTCTATGATACAGGTACCTCTACAGGTACTACACATAGCTCATACCAAAGGCCACCGCTTTCGTACGAATACTTTGCTGATGAAGTAGGAATTGGTTCATACCATCCTGCCTCTCATTATAAGTATATTTACTCGTACTTCGGTCCGTCTTCTTGGTCGTATGACCTTTTTTCTCCGCCTGCGGGCGCTGGAACTAGGCATACATTCCAAGGCGAAATGTGTATTGCTGACTTAATCTTATACGATTTTGTTTCGCAAAGACCTATCGCAAGCAATGTGCCGCTCCCGTTAAACGGAGTAGACCAATTTATTCTCAGAGGTTTTCAGAATATTCGCCCAAAGTTTAAAGGAGACGTATCTCTGCCTAATTTTCTTTTTGAATTAAAAGATCTTAAGCGTATACTTCCTTCTCGACAGAGGATCAGCGAATTATCCGAAAGCCTTAAAACTTTCGTTGGTAACCCTTTTAGAAACTCCAAAAGGTTTGCTAACGATGTTCTGGACGAAACTTCGTCCCAGTACCTCAATGCAAAATTTGGTTATTTACCTCTTATAGACGATGTATTTAAACTTATCGAAGATTTCAAAAACTTCAATCAAAGAATAGATACTTTTCTACAACAGGGTAAGAAGCCTCAGGTTGGGCACTACAAAGAAGTGGTGCCTGCATTTACCTCTGAATCGACCTCATCAGGCGATTCTTGGTACGATTTCTCGACCGAAACTGCTTACAGCGATGTTACATATGTATTGACGTTGAAGTACGGTTACACCGTAAACATACCGAAATTATATGTTCCTAGCACGTTTGCAAGATACGTCGGGTTCAGGTCGAATCCCAGAATTTTATGGGATGCTTTGCCCTTCTCTTTCGTACTCGATTGGGTGTTAAAGATTGGGAAGATGCTCGAGTCATTTGATGACGGAGCTATTCCTGTGTCTTTGCACATAATCGATTCTTGCGTTTCACGTAAGTATTCTACAGTACGAAAGGTCCGTATCCGTAACGTGATAAACGCTATTGGTATGGGTTCTTTTGGTAGTTCTACACTTGTATCCCAGGAAGGTTTACAAGCTTACGACCGTTGGCAGGTTGATCCTAGATCAATCTTACTCTCGGGTCTTCCACCGTTACCCGTTATCGATAAAATATCGATATCAGAGTTTACGCTCGGCTTAGCCCTTGGAAGGACATTAACACGCCGTGGCTAGGTTAACATTATTATTATTATTGTAAGGGGGTTCCCATGTCAGCACTTGACGACATTACATCCAATTCAGACGTTTACTCGTTATCCAATGTATCGACTAATCGTGCAGTCAGAAATGCTGTTATAGCAAATCTGGCCGCGGGGGAAACATCAAAGTTTCTCGAAATAGCTCATACACCAGGTACGGGAAATCGTCCTAATCGCCGTATGATCAAAGCCGGTACGTTGTACGACTTTGGCTCATCGCGAGGAGGCATTCAGCTTGTATCACTTCATATGGTTATGACAATACCTAAGGTCTATGACCCTGGTACTGATCCTGGCTTTTTTAGTGTACATTCTAATGCCTATAGTCTCGCGGACGTATTCTACGATCCGATATTTACCGTTTCAAGCGGTAAATTTCCTTTCTTAGAAGCCGTTGCTAGCGGTTTACTTGGACCGCAGTAGCCTTAATAACTACTACGGTTCTATGCGTGTCGACATGGACTTAGAACTCCTAGGAGGAGCTCCATTATGGTATCCAGAAAGCCTGGATCCGAACATAGTCTCGGATTCTTACATGCATTACTCGATGATATCACTCCATCGAATCAGCAAAAAGATCTCAAACTTGATAAGATTACTCTTACCAAACGCTTTGAAAAAGAAGGGTTGTCGTTTTTGACGAAAACCTTACCTAAACTTGGCAAAGCTCTTGATGCTGCCCTCGAGACTGGTAAGTTCATGTGTCCCACAAATTTTCGTAGGCACAAGAATTCCGCATTCCCCTGTTTTACTAGGGTTTTGCTCTTGAGGATTTTCGATGTAAACGGTTTTATTAAGGACTCGTCCTTAATAAATTACTCTGACATTACTGAACTTAGGCAACTCTACTATGCTTTTTATAAATACATAGTTGACTTCACCGAGGAACAGCAATGCTTAGCTGAACAGAAGTTCTCTGAGGTAGATAAAAAACTTACCCCACTTACTTTTGCCCATCAGCAAATGCCGGTACTTATGCTTGCTAAATCAATAATAACGAATTTATTTCGTGACTTTGACCCTTACGACATAGTACCATTTCATGGTCCTGGAATAACTTCCAGCGGCGAAAAACCACATGAAAAGAGATTCTTTTCGACCAAATACAGGAGCATTCATAATGAATACCCTTATTACCGATACTTCTATATTAATCATCATCATCTCCTTGATTGCGTGGACGATTATCGTTCGCGTAACCAACTAGATTATGGTATTAATAAAGTACTGTTTGTACCCAAAGATTCGAGAGGTCCGCGCACAATAGCGTGTGAACCTTTAGAGTATATGTTCTTACAACAGGGCTTGAGGAGTGCGTTATACAACTTCATAGAGAACCATCCGTTCACGAGGGGACGAATCAACTTTACTGATCAATCAATTAATCAGGAAGCTGCTCGTAAATCTTCGTTTAATAAGGATGGTACTATGACTGTTGATTTAAAAGACGCAAGCGACTCGGTCTCAGTTTATTTAGTTGACTATCTGTTTAAGGATACTAAACTTCATAAACCATTGATGGCCCTTCGCACACCGGTGTCGAAGCTACCTTCTGGGAAACAAGAAATACTGAACAAGTATGCAGCAATGGGAAGCTCTTTATGCTTTGTCATTGAGGCACTTGTCTTTTTTACTTTATCCCTATCAGTAGCAAGGATTTTCGGGCATTCTGATTCCGTTATTTACGTATACGGAGATGATCTAATCCTAAATACGAGTTGTTACTCGGACCTGGAAAGGATATTTTCCTACGTAGGACTTCAGATTAACTCAGATAAGACTTTCCGTCAAGGGTTCTTTAGGGAATCTTGTGGCGCTGAGTTTTATAATGGTTCTGATGTAACCTACCTAAAAGTACGTAGGCTTGGTACGTCGACCACAGACGATACAGTTAGCTCTGTAGAACTCGCAAACCAGTTATGGTCCAGGTGTTACTACAAAGCCGCTGAATACGTTAGGGACTTATTACCTAACAGCATACCTTTCGGCAGTAAAGACAGTCCTTACCTCTGTTTTTACGATGAGCGTCATCCTCTACCTTCTAGTAAAACTAAAAGGAGATGGAATCCTAGATTTCATCGTTATGATGTTCGTAGACCAGTAGTTACTGGTATCTCCTATCACGCATCTGTTGATAGTGATGCAGAGAAGTATGCCGAGTATTATAGGAAAGTGACGCAGGGATGGTCACCTTACTATCGTTCTGGCAACTATACGAAGCGAGGTTGTAAAATCAAGTACACGTATGTAGACTCTTCATTGTAGTTTACATTTTCGGTACTAGCTTCCGC